TTTGGACCTAACTGGTCTGCATCAGAAGTGCGCGGACAGCGTGCTTTCTTTTGCGCTGCCATTACTGCACACGATTTTGTGTGTGGTGTGGTCAGCCCGGCACCTACAATTACCCATCTACCTACATTGCACGAGTGGGAGACATCGCTCCGTGGCCATCGGATCTTGGCTATCCGAATTGTTGTGCGTCCCCAGGGCGCTGGTTACGCTTCCGGCGGCCGCGCCCTCCTTTAAGGAGGATTTTGAAGAGGCCTATAGTTACGGGGTGTTGTGGCAGAAGGCTTTCTGTCAGTGTGCACCCTCTATCGTCCCTGTCATAGCTGCTCCGACTTACGCGGAGGCTAGACATTTGGGGCGACAGCAACTAGAAGTTGCCATCGGGGATGGGTCAAAGAGTTCGAGGAAACGCGAACGCGAGTCCAAACTTCGGTTTGTCGATTTTCGCACGTTCAACGTTCCTGTGGCTGCTAGCTTCTCCACGGTCGACCATGATGTGTTTGCATGCAACGCATTCAATCTAATCGACTTCATGGAGTTGCCAGTGCCCATGGACTTTTTGGCTTTCAATCACCAGGCTCTTGTAGTTGTAGAGGGCAATTTGGATGAGCAGCTCAAGCATCTGAAGTTTTTCCAGGTCGTGGATGAAACGAATGCTGAGAGCTTTTCGCATTTGCGGGTCGCTATCGAGGACACGATGTCAAGGACGATCTCTCCGATCGGCAGCGTGGAACTGGATACGACGGTATTGAATGCGGCAAGCTCCGCTGGTGTGGAGTTTGCGCGGTGGGGTTTTGGTAAGAAAGGGACGTGTGTGTTAGAGATTGAGAGGAGAGCGTGTGACAGACTGGCTGCCTTGCGGGGCGGCCAGGCGACATTACCTGGTCTGCAGACACCAGGTGGTCGCGGGAAGCGGATGCATGCTTCCAAGCTGGAAAACGCTAACGTATCTGACGCCCTTGGCAGGTTAATCAGGGTTGCCGGGCCGGACGATGTGTTAATCTCCTCCTCGATACTCAACGCCCTCCCTCTTCTACCCCACAACCCTACCGCGCTCGGGTTCAGTTTCTTTGGCTCTGTCGAAGAGCATCTCACTGACCTTCGTTTGTGGGATCCCACCGACAGTAGCTGGGTTAACGTACTCGTGGTGTGTCCAGACTTCGTGAAAATGGACTCGTCGGTAAAGCGCGGGCTGACCGAGCTCGTGATGTCTATTCTCTTTACCTACCTACCCGCCGTGTTGTTCGGCGGAGCGGGGGGCGTGCCAGCCCCGGTCCTATACACATATTTTCTCGAAATCTTCTTTGGCGCATTCTTTCTCCTCCAGACGCTGAAGGTGTTCATGATAATCCACACAGGGTTATCATCCGGGAACACTTTCGTCAGCTTCATTGAGTCCATCTTGGCGTCGACGGTCGCGCGGCGCACACAGGAGCGACTTGAAGCAAAATTTCAGATGTCTTGGCCGAAGTATGAGCAGAGTTTAGGTGACGACATTATCTTTACCGTCGGTACGGACACGGTGGCCATCCCAACAGGGGCGTTGGAGGCTGAGCTGCAGCAAGAGGTGAGCGGCTTCGGTCTGGTAATGCACCCCTTCTCCAAGAAGGGGAAGTTGGGATACGGGCCACTGAACTATCACTTCCTCTCGCGGATGATTGTGAGCGCTACGCTCACATCCAGAGAGCTGAATGATACCCTGGGGGCCGCGTGTCGGCCCGAGAAGCCTACGGTGTCGCTAACGCACACCGTGTTACGGTTTGTCGGGTTGGCGTGCGACGCGGGGTTATCGCCAGCCCTGGGGCCATTGTTACTGGCCATCCGCGGTATGGTGATCTTTATCAAGTCCGAGGGTAAGAACATTACGGGGGATGACATTGATAATGTGCGTGCGCAGGCGGCCAAGCAACAGTATGTTTGGTCATTTCTGGCGGAAGCGGGGGTGACGAGCCACGTCTTGTTGCCTCTCTTGACAGAGACACCTGCGCACCTGTTACCCACTCAGCTGGCGCTGCGAATTCTAAATTTACACGTGAATGGGTCTTTTACGTTACCGTATGATCTCGAGGGGATGGAGGAGCAGGCAGTCCGAGGATTTTTGGGTGTGACGACACACTCAACCGTTTGGTCGGGTCGCCAGGTCAGGGTGGCTCGGCTGGTTACTAGTTGGCTGCTCAGAGAGGCGGGGCTCTCTGTGCTCCCCGTTCTCGTTCTCACAGTCGAGAGGGACTCTTTTAAGGCTAGGTTTGAGCGTCGCGACGGCGGCGGCAAACCCGAGGCGGCTACTGGCCGCCTGTCAATCACGCATGGGGCATGTGAGGTTGATGATGCAGCGATCATCGGCGAAGTGCGTAAGCTCGTCGAGGATGGCTCATCACCCAAGAGACGCGACCTCTAAGTGGTCCTGAGAGACGGCAGTCACTCTGGGCTACTTAGCCGGGTCGTGTGAGCTGCGGGGAGCTGGCGTTGGTCGTTGGATGCTAGCGGGGCGAACAATAGGGTGGTGAGGATGTGTAACTTCCTCCGGTGCGTTGTACAAGGCGCTCTACCTGGGGTAGGGGCCATGAAGGTTACACGCCCACCACGTGCATTGTTTGTCGCGTTACTGGCACCACTTCAGAAACTCGCAGCCTGCATCTTAGTGACACGTCACTGAGGG